CTTCCACGCCTCACGGCGGTCGTAAAGCCGCGACCAATCCGGTGCTTCGCCGGTTTCCACCCAAGTCTCGCCAAGGATGGTGTTCCTGAACGCCCGGATCGCCTCGTCAGACCCCTGAGCTGCCTCCCATGTCCGCACGATGCGCTCCCAGCTGAGCCAGCCGATCGGCGAGTAAAGCGCCGAGAGGTGGTATCCGACGGTGCCGGGATCGGCGGCGACAGCGGTCGCCCGCCATTCGCCTGCCTCCAGCATCGCCGTCTTGTGGTGTTCCGCGATGGGGCGTTCGCAGCCCTCGCAGTGGTATTCCGCGGCCTCGGGCCGCCCCTTTTCCCAGCGCAGCCGCTCGAATTTCAGCCACTGGAACTGGCGGCAATGCGGGCAGGGCACAAAGAACCGGCGCTGATCGCTGGCCTCGTATTCCCGCTCGATCCGGCTCAGCCCCCGGATTGTCGGGGTCGAGACCAGGAATACCTTACGGCGATGCGCGAAGGTCAGCGATCGCGCCTCGGCAAGGCTGACCGGATCGCCTTCCTCGTCGGCCGACGCCGGATAGGCCTTCGCCATTGTCCTCGGACCAATGGCGGACAATGGCTCAGCCTCGTCGAGAAAGATGTAGCGTGCCGGGGTCGAGCGCAGGCCAACGGCCGAGTTCGCCCCGGTCATGATCAGAATGCCGCCCGCGAATTCCTTCGACAGCATCGTGTTGCCAGCATCGCGCGACCGCGCCGGTTTGACCCGTTCGCGCAGGGCGGCGCTTTCTTCGATCAGCGGATCGATCCGTTGACGCGAGTTGCGCTTGGCCAGTTCCACCGTCGGCTGCACCGCCAGCATCGGCCCCGGTGCCTGGTGGATGGCAAAGCCGATCCAGTTGTTTCCGGCCTCGGTCGCGCCGACCTGCGCCGCCTTCATGAACACGATGCGCTGGACGGCTGAGCTCGGCGACAGCGCATCCATGATCTCGCGCATGTAGGGCGTGCGCGCCGTGCGGTAGCGCCCCGGTTCGGCGCTGGCGCGCGACCCCAGCATCCGGTGCGCATCGGCCCACTGCGACACCGTCAGATCGGCATCGGGCCGGATGCCCAAGCCCCAGGACCGCAGCAGGTCTTCAGCGCCATCAAATGCCGCCGATCCGTCGATGCTCTCAGCGAAGATCGATGCGGACCTCGGCGAGGCTTTCGAGTTGGGCGCGGACATGGGCTTCCAGAACCTTTTGCATCATGGCGGGCTCCAGGCTTCCGTGATCCGCGATCATCACCCCCAGTTCCGATGCCATCAGCGCCGCTGCCCGCGCGGGCCAGGTCACCCAGGCGTCGCGCTCCTCCCGCGCCAACCGGAACACCAGCCCCACCGCACGGTCGCGGTCGATCAACTCGCCCTTCAGCTTGGCGAGCTTCAGCTTGCGCTCCTGCGCCTTCAGCACCTCGTTGGCGGTCCTGGCTTGCAGGAAGGTCGTGCTGCCGCCGGTGACGGGCGGCACCAGGCCGTGTTCGCGCAGCGTATCGCCGACGGCCGACAGTGCGGTGTCCGGCACCGGTTTCAGCTTGGCTGCCGGTGGCGGTGCATTTGCTGGCGCACCACGCTGCATCGCAGGATCCGTCATCGCGGCCCGCCGCGCATCGGATGCGACGGCATCAATCGAGCCATCGGCGTGCTGAACCAGCCGCCCGGTCTCTTTGGCTTTCTGGATCGCACCCCGCGACAGGCCGACATGGGCCGCATACTGGCGCTCGCTCATGCCCTCCATTGCGCACTCCGATTATCATTCAAAACCATAGGCTTATTCGGTTGATAAGCATCCCGGCCAGAGCGAACATGATCTTGCGCCAACGCACCCGACCCGGAGCAGACAGCATGACCCCCAAGACCAAACCCGCCGCCGACGCCCAGCGCAACGCGCTGCTGCTTGAGATCGCAGAGCGTCACCTCTTCGTTGAGACCCTGGAAACCCGCAACTCCGACCGTCTCGATTTCCACGAACACGCCGTCTGGGCGATCCGCTCCGCGCTGGAAGCCGCCTATGAGGCTGGATGTCGCGCTGCCGCATCTGTCGCAACCCAATCCTGAAAGGACCCGATCATGACCGCCACCACCACCATCCGCATCGACCACGCGACACTGCCCGCGCAGTTCGACCGCAGCCGCCCCGACGCCGTGGCCGCCGCCATCGAGGCGGCGCTGCGCGAGGACGGGATCAAAGCCGAAGCCTCGGACGTGATCTCACACCTCAAGATCGAACTGCCGACCCGCCAGCTTGCCGCCGCCAGCGCCGTGCTGGTCGATCTGCAGCTGATCTGACGGAGGACCCTGCCATGACGGCTCTTCCCCCCAACTGCCTGCTCGAGGGCGAGACCCTCGCCGAACTTGTCCGGCGCAATTGTGCCTTCGGGTTCGATCTGCGCTTCTGCCGCACCGTCGCCCACACCCCCGATGACGGCGAGACGACCCCCTGTGACCCGATTGATGCCGAGTTCGCCACGCTCTACGCCCGCACCGATCTCGGTGAGGCGATCGCCATTCATGACGTGGAGCTCTCCAGCGCCGGGGCCGAAGAGGTCGCCGCGATCAGCCGCGCGCTGTTCGTGGCCATCGTCAACGCCCGCCGTGACCCGCCCGATGCCGCTCAGCGCCATGAGGCCGAACAGGCGGCGATGGTCGAGCCGGATCGCATCGTATGATCGCTGGCGCGATGATCAGATAGCAATCTTATGGCTCTGATTGTACTACACCTTTCGGTCAAATGGAGCGATTCTGATTACACAAGGACGATGCAACTCACCCCAAGGAGCCACGCCATGACCCGCCTCAACCCGATCACCACGCCCCGCCACCAGCTGCGCGCCGAGAAGGCCGCGCGCAACCGCGATGCCGCCCTGAACGCCTTCATCGCCAAGAAGATCGAGATCGACGCGATGCTCACCCGCCTGCAAGCCCTCAGCGACGATCATTTCAACTGCCATCCCGATGAGATCAATTGGGGCGATGTCGGCACCCTTGAGCATTACGCGGGCCTCTTGAAGCGCATCACCGACAGCGCCTTTCGCGAGGGCGAATACGCCGAGTAGCGTTTTTGCGCTCACGCCACGGATCGGCCCGCCCAACCGGCGGGCTTCACCCGGTAGGAGGCGCCGCATCCCGCGCCGCCCGCAAACCGGAGACCATCCATGACCCAGATCCAGCTATCCGACGCCCAATCCATCATCCTGTCCGCCGCCTGCGCGCGGGGCGACGGGGCCGTGTTCCCCGTCACCACCAGCCTCAAGGGCGGTGCTGTCGGCAACGTCTGCAAGAGCCTGCTGAAGCGCGGGCTGATCGAGGAAGTCCCCGCCACCGACCTCAACACCGTCTGGCGGCACGACGAAGATCGCGGGCCGATCACCCTGCGCGCCACACCGCTGGCGCACGCGGTCCTCGGGATCGGCGACGCGTCTGAGCCCGCCGAGCCCGCGCCGGAGCCCGTGCGCCGCCGCAGCGGCACCAAGCAGGCGGCGCTGATCGCCATGCTCCGCACCGAGGGCGGTGCCAGCATCGACGAGATCGTGGCAGCCTTGCAATGGCAAGCTCACACCATCAGGGGTGTCATGTCCGGCGCCCTGAAGAAGAAGCTCGGGCTGACCATCACCTCCGCGAAGATCGAGGGCAAGGGGCGGGTCTACCGGGCATCCTGACCGGCCAGTTGTCGATTGACCGGACCACATGCAAGAAACTCAGGGGCTGGCTCGATATCGCCAGGCGGGGCATGGCCCCTGACCTTCTCAATCAAGCAGAGCTTCCCAATCTCGGCCACCATAGAACAGGCGCAAGATCACGACGCGTTCGGGCTCCACCTTGAACGCGATCGTGACGCGGCGTTCAAAGCCAATGATACGCAAGCCAGGCCGGATGTCATCGCGGGCCTGGCCACGTTCCGAAGCCAACGCAAGCCGCTGACAAAAGGCTTCTATCCGCGTCACATACCCAAATGCGACATCGGGCGATGCCGCATCAGCAATCCAGTCGTAGATTTCCAGCAATTCTGCTTCAGCCGCGACGCTGAAGACGACCTTTCGTTCCCTCATTGTTCAGCGGCGCTTGC